AACAATTAAAGAGCCATTGATTAATTTTGATGGCTCTTTTTTTATGCCTAATTTTTTTGGCCTCACCATTAAAGACACCCTACCAAAAACTCTTATAGATACACCCATGTCCACCCATTAAAGTTTTATTAAGTGGTTTACAATTCACTCAATAGGTACGCCTCAATGTATGCCCTCACTTCTAAAATTATATTAACCATAAAAGAATTATTAATAGTATTTTAAATTTATTCTTATAGTCCCCACCTATATCAGCTTGATATAGATCAAAAAGATATACATTTCAAAAACTTAGGTGTACCATGCAGGTTGCCAGGGGGGGTACCCTATATATCCTATACGCCATTGCTGGAAAATTACTATAAATCTATGTAAACCACTTTGGTGGCCACATTAGTATGGACTCTGTAGGGGTCCCACCTCCACATAGGAGTCCCTAATAGGTCATTATGTAATACATATAAGGCCCTGGGGGGAGGCCCTAATACCATTATACACCCCTATTTCGATTTTGTCAATAAAAAAATAAAAAATGTATTGACAGAATCGCTATCTGTGTGTATAATATATATAATTAGTAGTTACCAAAGGGTCACACACAATAAAACATTATAAAACCATGGACATTCACGGTAACTACATGATATTTAACGAATTTTTTGTATGGCAATAAGAACATTTAAGAGTTATTGGCGACCGAGCCATTATCATCACTTTGATGAAGACCATTTTAACAGTATATTTAGGAAAAAATCTAAAAAAACTAACGATAACCAGTGCGAACAATTGAAGAAGACATCATATCCTGGTCAAAAGACTTCTTAGAACTGCCAAACAAAGAGTTAGGAGACAAACCTGTATGTCCTTATGCTAAAAAAGCTAGGATATCTGGGCAAGTTAACATAGTTGTAGAGGAATCTGGGGAAAAATTACTACAAACAGTTGTAAACCAATGTAATAAGTTTACAGAATCTGGTAAAAAGATCTGTATTGTAGCATGTCCAGACTTAGAAGTAACAGCAGACGAGCTAGATAGCTATGTTCATGCACTAAACCATGTATTTGTGCCACAGGATATATACCTGATGGCATCACACCCAGGCGATAACCTTGAACCTGTAGAGTTTTTAGAGAATACAGACTGGGAATCAGACAACGAGTTTCTTATGGTGCTTATTCAGCCATTCGAAGAGTTAGAAAAAGCAAGTTCTAACTTAAATAAAATAGGATTCTATAAATCTTGGCCACAAGACTACTATGAATCCACAGTAAATAAACGTAAAACTTATAGGAGACTATTATGCGAGGAATGAAAAAAACTGCAAAGAATAAAAAGAATATGAAAAATAAAAAGCCGATGAAAAAAAACGGAAAAAAAAAGTAAAAAAATCAAATAAAAAAACAAAAGGTTTACTAATAGTAATATCATGATGACATTTGCACAACTAGCAGATTTACTTAATAAAAAGTCTAAGGAGCAAGCCCATGCAATTAGATCAAGATCTACCCGAAGAGCAAGACAAATCAAAAAAGAAAATAGACCTAATGTGTAAACACTGCGAACATAGTTGCCATTGTAGTAATGGAGGACAATGTTCTGTATGTAAATGTTCAAACTGCGAGCATAATGCATTAGATGATTTTTATAATAGGCTAAATAATGGCGAAGAAAAGCACAGTAAATAAAGCAGGCAATTATACACAGCCTGGAAAAAGAAAACGTATATTCAATAGAATTAAAGCACAAGCCTCTCATGGCACAGCTGCTGGTAAGTGGTCTGCTCGTAAGGCACAGGCACTAGCTAAAGCATATAAAAAAGCAGGAGGAGGATATAAATAATGCTTAAAGGTAATCAAAAGAAATTAGATAAAAATAAAGATGGTAAAATTTCAAAAATAGACTTTAAATTATTAAAGAAAAAGAAAAAAAATGGCACTAAAAAAAAGTCAAAGAAGTTTAAAAGCATGGGGTAAACAAAAGTGGCGAACTAAGTCAGGGAAAAAATCTTCTGTAACTGGTGAACGCTATCTTCCTGAAAAGGCTATTAAAGCATTATCATCATCAGAATATGCTGCGACCACAAAAGCAAAACGAAAGGCTAAAGCAAAAGGTAAACAAGTTTCTAAACAGCCAAAAAGTATTGCAAATAAAGTAAGAAAGTATAGAAAGTTTTCATAATGGCAAAGACCCCAGCATGGCAGAGAAAAGAAGGCAAGAATCCTAAAGGTGGATTAAATGCTAAAGGTCGTGCGTCTTATAATAAAGGAAAAACTAAAACAGGAAAGAAACGTAATCTTAAAGCACCTAGTAAAAAGGTAGGAAATAAAAGAAGAGCGTCTTTTTGTGCAAGAATGAAGGGTATGAAGAAAAAGTTAACTTCTAAAAAAACAGCTAATGACCCTAATAGTAGAATTAATAAATCATTAAGAGCATGGAATTGCTAAAGGAGATAATATGGAAAAAATAAAATCAATAGTTAACTGGGCTATGGGATATAAAACATGGGAAATCGTGGATTATGCTAAAGCTGCAGGAATTGTAATTATTGCAATAGTTATTTTAATAAATATATTTTAATTAATAAATGCTTCTAGATAAAAAAGAAAGTACAGAATTAACTGAGAAGCAAAAACTATTTCTATCTGCTTTATTTGGTGAGGCCAATGGTGAGCCAAGAACAGCAGCTGAAATTGCTGGCTATGCTCCCACCTCATATCCAAAAGTGGTACAAGGTTTAAAAGACCAAATCATAGAACGTGCCGAAATGGTATTAGCAGCACATTCACCCAAAGCTGCAATTAGCATGGCCAATGCAATTGATGATGATGGATCTATACCTGGTGCTAATATTAGAATGGAAGCAGCTAAACAAATATTAGATAGAGTAGGACTAGTTAAAAAAGAAAAAATAGATATTAATGCAAAAGTTGCACACGGGATATTCATACTACCACCAAAAGAAGCATGACACTAGGACTTAAAAAAAGAGTATCAAGAACAATTCCTTTTGGTTATAAAGTTAATGAAGAGGATGATAAAGTATTAGAGCCAATTCCAGAAGAACTTGAAGCTATAGAACAGGCAAAAAATTATATTAAAAGTTGTTCCTATCGAGAAGTTGCTGGATGGATGCAAAGAAAAACAGGCAGATATATTTCTGCTCCAGGTTTAAGAAAGGTGCTATCAAGAAGTGAATGATGTTCTACCGCCTAAACCTAAAAAGAAAAAAGTAGCTAAAGCAAAAAGATCAGCAAAGGCTAGCATTAGTGATATAGCTAAACAAGTACAAAAAGCAAAAGATAATTATCATAATGCACAAAAGAAATTAAAAAATAAAAAAGAAGCTATACAAAAAGCTGATAATATATTAGAGAATAAAGAAAATATATTTGTTGAAGAAGAATTAGATAACGTTCCACCAAATGTAAAAGAGGCTGTTAAAGAACAAGAAGTAATCTTTAAACCAAATGAAGGGCCTCAAACACAGTTCTTAGCAGCATCTGAACGTGAAGTATTTTATGGTGGAGCAAGAGGTGGTGGTAAGTCATATGCAATGCTTATTGATCCACTACGATATTGTGATAGGCAAAAACATAGAGCACTATTGATTAGACGTTCTATGCCTGAGTTGAGAGATTTAATAAATCATTCTCAACAATTGTATCCAAAAGCGTTTCCTGGAGCTAAATGGAGAGAGCAGGAAAAAGAATGGAGATTTCCATCAGGTGCTAAAATAGAATTTGGATATGCTGAAAACACTACTGACGCACTTAGATATCAAGGTCAGTCTTATACATGGATTGGAATTGATGAGTTACCACAATATTCAACTCCTGATATCTATAACTTTCTAAGATCATCTCTTAGATCAGTTGATCCAGATATACCAGTGTTTATGAGAGCAACAGGTAACCCGGGAAATGTAGGATCTACTTGGGTAAAAGAAATGTTTGTAGATCCAGCGGTGCCTAATACAAAGTTTGATATTGATATACAAACTCCAGTTGGTAATAAAAAGATAACAAGAAGATTTATACCAGCTAAGTTACAAGATAATCCATATCTGATGCAAACAGAGGATTATTATATTATGCTAGCTTCTTTGCCTGAAGTGCAAAGAAAACAATTTCTAGATGGAGATTGGGGAGCGTATGAAGATGCAGCTTTCCCAGAGTTTAACAAAGCGGTTCATGTTTTAGAACCATTTGAACTACCTAGAAACTGGCATAAGTTTAGAGCATGTGACTGGGGATATTCTTCACCTGCTTGTGTATTATGGTTTGCTATAGATTTTGATAATAATTTATATATCTATAGAGAATTGTACACAAAAAAAGTTACAGCAGATTTATTTGCACAACAAGTTTTAGATTTAGAACATAAAGAATATATAAGATATGGAGTTCTAGATTCAAGTACTTGGGCACGAAGAGGTGATGTTGGTCCAAGTATTGCAGAAACGATGATCAACACAGGATGTAGATGGAGACCATCGGATAGATCACCAAGAAGTCGTATCAACGGTAAACTGGAAATACACAAACGACTATCTGTTAGAGAAAAAAATAATGAAGCTAAACCATCGTTATTTATTTTTAACAACTGTGTTAACTTAATACGAACACTACCACTTTTACCATGCGATAAAAACAATCCAGAAGATGTTGATACGCACGCAGAAGATCATGCTTACGATGCACTAAGATATGGATGCATGTCTCGCCCCATTAATCCACACGGAATTGGCTTATCAAGTTTTAATTCTAATAAACAATATACACCAGCAGATAGGATGTTTGGATACTAATGGATATAGATGGAAAAAAATTAAGAGTTGGATTTCAAGATCTAACTATTGAATTAAAAGATGCAGATTTTAGAACAGATAATCTTACAGATTGCTATGGTCATTATTTGCAAAGAGAAAATAAAATACAAATAAATACAAATTTAGAACGACACGATTTATTAAATACAGTAATTCATGAAGTATTACATGCGTGTTGTTACGTTGGTGGGCTTACAACTAAATCTAATCCATTATCAGATGAAGATAAAGAAGAAGTTGTTACAAATACATTGGCTAACCAAATACATATTGTCTTACGAGATAATCCATGGCTCTTAAAATTTATACAAGAGTCACTATCAAAAACTAAACATAAGGAGAAATAACATGGACATCATGAAAAAATATAAGCAAGGTGATTTAGACGAAGTTCCTAGTGCAAAAACTGGTAACGATCCTATGAACCTTCCTGCTGATGAAGTAGGTGGAGAAAATGTTGATGCACCAAAAGTGAAAACTAATACGGTTGACGGCAAGATTTTTTCACTAGCTGATGAAAGAGATTACTAAGGTATTTAAATGGCTGATGTAAACAACCCAGATGATACAGTTCTGGGACTAGGAGAGCCAGAAGAAAAAGAAGATAGTTATGAAGATTTTTCAAGTCTTCAAGGATTAGTTAAAGAAAGATTTTTTAGGGCAGAAGACGCTAGACTTTTTGATGAAAGTCGTTGGCTAAGAGCATATAGAAACTATAGAGGTTTGTATGGTTCTGATATGTCTTTTACTGAAAAAGAGAAATCAAGAGTCTTTGTTAAAATAACTAAAACTAAAGTTCTAGCTGCTTTTGGACAACTGATAGAAGTTTTATTTTCAACAGGAAAATTTCCTATTGGAATAGAACCTACAACTGTACCTGATGGTATTGCAGAATATGCAAGAACTAAACAAGATAATGAACCTGAAGAAGAAGAAGAAGATAACGTAGTAGATCTGTATGGATTTCCAGGAGATGGAAAAGAAATGGCTCCTGGCACAACAACAAGTGATTTATTAAGAGGCTTATCAAAAGAATATGAAGGTTTAAATTTTGTTGAGGGACCTTCTCCACAGTCTCCTCAGATAGAACAGATAGAGCCAGCAAGAGAAGCTGCAGAAAATTTACAAAAGCTAATACATGATCAGCTAGAAGAAACTTCTGCAATTACTATGCTACGGCATGTATTGTTTGAAATGGTTTTACTTGGTACTGGAGTTCTTAAAGGTCCATTTACACATGATAAAACTTTACATAGATGGGATAAAGACGAAGAAAGTGGAGAGTCTATGTATAACCCATCAGTCAAATCTGTACCAAAACTAGAAGCTGTAAGTCTTTGGGATTTTTATCCAGACCCTGATGCTACAAGCATAGAAGATTGTGATTATGTAATTCAAAGACATTCTTTAAATAGAGCACAATTAAGAGATTTAAAAAACAGACCATACTTTAGAAAAGAAGCTATAAGAGAATGTTTAAGAATGGGTGCAAACTATGAAGTTAGAGGTTTTGAAACTGCGCTGCTTGATAGAGAAAATGTTGATGATCTTAAAAAACAAAGGTATGAGATATACGAATACTGGGGAACAATGGATACAGCCCTTGCAGAACAAGCAGGCTTAGAACTTGATGAAGACTTTGAAGAGTTAGATGAAGTTCAAATAAATGCATGGATATGTAACGGACATGTTTTACGATTAGTACTAAATCCATTTACTCCTGAAAGAATACCATTTCATGTATGCCCATATGAAATAAATCCATATCAATTTTTTGGTGTAGGTATACCAGAAAATATGGAAGATGCACAGATGGTAATGAATGGCCATGCAAGAATGGCTATTGATAATTTAGCATTAGCAGGTAACTTAGTATTTGATATAGACGAAACACAATTAGTACCAGGACAAGATATGTCAATACATCCTGGTAAAATATTTAGAAGACAGTCTGGTGTAACAGGAACTGCAATTAACGGATTAAAGTTTCCTAATACAGCACCAGAAAATTTAATGATGTTTGATAAGTTTAGACAACTTGCAGATGAATCAACAGGTATACCATCGTATTCACATGGTGCAACTGGTGTTCAATCAACAACAAGAACAGCTGCAGGTATGTCAATGCTTATGGGAGCAGCTGCATTAAGTATTAAAACAGTAGTAAAAAATATAGACGACTATTTACTGAAACCCCTTGGTGATACTTTATTCGCATGGAATATGCAATTTAATTCTGATGTAGAACCAATTAAAGGTGATCTAGAAGTTAAAGCAAGAGGTACATCATCTCTGATGCAAAAAGAAGTTAGATCACAAAGATTAATGACATTTATGCAAACAGCAAATAATCCTAATATTGCACCGTTTGTAAGATGGCATTCTATATTAAAAGAAATTGCAAAGTCATTAGATATTGATCCTGATCAATTAATTAATGACCCTGAACATGCACAACTATTTGCTAAAATAATGGGGATGACAAATGGAAATCAACAAGCTCAAGCTACTAATCAACAACAAGAAAATATGGGAGGTGCTCAAGGAATACCTCCAGGTGCAAATCCAGCAGACGCAACGGGAGTTGGAGGTGGCAACATCGGAGCAGGAGCTGTTCCGCAGCCAGGGGAAGATCAGTTCTCTACGCCACCTGTTGCACCTAGAACAGCAACTGGACAAGAAAGATAGTAAAAGTAGGAGATTTTTTTAAATGGCTTTATATGATACACCACCTTCGATAGACCCTAGGACAGGTAGGTTACCTACATATAAACAAGTGTTAAAACAAGATCCAGCTACTGGAGTATATAAAATAAAATATGAATATACGCCAATAGTGTCTGCCTCTACTGATGGGGTAGATCTACAAAAAATGTTAACTACTCCTATAACAGAACTAGATGTTGATCCTGTAACATCAGATGATAAAGATGATGATACAGGTGAAGATACAACTACAGCTACTCAAATGACTACTACTGGTAGTGGAGGAGGGCCAAGAGGAAATGACCCAAGAGGTGAAGGTCCATTTGTAGGAGGAGGAGCAGGGGGATTTAATGCAGATAATGCTGTAGACCCTAATAGTTTAGAAGGACTAATGTCAGCTGCCTATCCAGGAACAGGTGCTAAAGTTGCAAATTTTGTTTTTGGAAAAGTATTGTCTGGTGTAAATCCACTTTTAGGTGCTGGTTTAGGATTCTTAAATCAAGCTAACCAAGAAAAAGCAGAACAAAAAATTAAAGATCAAATTGAAGATGGAACTATCGCTAAAGGATTAAGCACTAGTCAAATAGAAGCATTGGCAGAAGATAAAAATATTCCAGGATATTTATCTGATGCCTTTTCTAATATACTAGATAGTAGTGGTATGGTACCTACTAGAAGGCCTACACAACCTGGTGCTACTACACCGCAAGATGTAGGTGCATTATCTACTGATTTATTTAGTGGCAGTATAACTGAAAGAAGAGAAGGCGAAGAGACAGAGGCAGCAGCAGAGGCAGCAAGAGAAAAAGCACTATTAGATGAACTTGAAAGAAGACGAGAAGTAGAAAGAGAATTAGCTAAAAAAGCAGCAGACAAACAAAAAGAAATAAACGATCAAGTTGCTTCAGGATTAGTTGGATATGGATATGATCCTAAAACAGGCAACTACAAAGGCGTAGTTACTTATACAGATAGATTTGGAAATGTAAAACCTGTAAAAACTAAAAAATCTGATCAAGGTGGTCAAGATAAAGACACAAGTACATCAAGTACACCAAGTGGACCAACTGGGCCACAATCAGGTGCAGGTTCTATGACAGATCAACAAAGAACAGAGGCAAAATCATTTAGAGATCCAAGTTCTAGTAAAGGAGATGGAGGTAGTGGTCAAGGAGGCCAAGGAGGCGGAGGTCCATCAGGATGTTTCGTTGAAGGCACTGCTGTTCAAATGGCTGATGGCACTACAAAAGAAATTACAAGTATTGAAATTGGTGAAGAAACTAGAGGCGGTATTGTACAGGCTAAAATGGAATTTATGCCACAAAATATTTATAACTACAAAGGCGTATTAGTTTCTGGATCACACTGGGTAATAGAAGATAATCAATTTATTGAAGTAGAAGATAGTAAGCATGGAATTCTTACTGATAGAGTAGAACCTGTATATACATTTAAAACTTCTAACAATAGAATATGGATTCATGATATAGAATTTGGAGACTTTGAAACAGGATCTGATGATGATTGGGCACCATATTTTGAAAAAGTAAAACAGAATTTAAATAAAAAATTAAGAGGAGAAGCATAATGGCAATGATGCCCCCACAAGGAATGATGGCACCTGAACAGGCTACGATGCCAGAACAAGAAATGGCACCTACTGCAGGTATAAACATTAACCCTGAAGAATTTAATAGAGTACTACAAAATGCGTCTGAAGGAACTATGCAAATTTTAGAACAGCATTTAACTCCAGGCTTAAAGCAAGCATTGGCTGAATTATTTGGTCCAGAAATTGCTGGTGCACTTAATGATATAGGTCCAGAAGAACCTACTGTAAATATTCCAGTTTCTGTAGTTGCAAGTGCATATCCTGCAGAAACTATTGAAGATTCTGTTTCAATGATGGGACAAGATTTTGCTTCAAAAGGACAACAAGAGATTCCTAGTTCACCACAAGGTGGATTAGGCGGAGCACCACAAGGTGCACCACAAACTAACGTGCCACCTGGACCTATGCCAACAGGCATGGTCTAGCACACGAGGGCTACCCTTCCCATAAGGCACCCAACTCAACTAGGAGGACAATATGGTTGAAGAAACACAAGAGGCTTTAGAAGAATCTATAGAAGAACAAATAGAAGAAACTGAAGTTGAACAGGATCAAGTAGAGGAAATACTTGAGCCTACACCTTATCAAAATAAGTACAGAAGAGATCTCGATGATAAGGATACTGGTACAGCTACCGAACAACAGGACACCCAAGAAGAGGCTACTCCTGAAGAACGCCCTGTAACAGCCGAGGAAAAGGCTTTTAAGAAACGTTATGATGATCTTAAACGCCATTACGACAAAACTTTAAGCAGTCATAAGAACGAAGTTACAAAGTTAAAAACTCAGATAGAGCAGAGTACTAATAAAATGCTTCCACCTAAAGATCCTAATGAACTTGAAGAGTGGAGACAAAAGTATCCTGAAGTATACGATGTTATACAATCAGTTGCTTTGAACCAAGCGGATGAACGTGCTAAAAAACTTGAAGAGAAATTTCAATTTTTGCAAGGACAGCAAGTACAAATTGCTAAAGAAAAAGCAGAAGTTGAACTTTTAAAACGACATCCTGATTTTGCAGAAATTCGTGCCACAGATAATTTTCATGACTGGGCATCGAAACAAGACGCAACAATTCAAGGATGGTTATATGATAACCCAGATAATGCAGACTTAGCTGCAAGGGCTATTGATCTTTATAAGATGGATGCAGGTATTGCTAAAACAAAATCTAAATCTGAATCTAAAAAGAAAGATGCCGCTAAAGCAGTAACTGCTACTAAAAAGGGAAATCAAATAAACGTAGCTGAAAAGAAAATTTGGACTACTAGTGAAATTTCAAGGTTAAAACCTGCGGAGTTTGATAAGTATGAAAAAGAAATTATGCAAGCAAGAAGAGAAGGTCGTATAAAAAATCAACTTTAACTTAACGCTATAAAGGAGAATAATTATGGCAGTATCAAGAGCAGCAGGTTACGCTAACCTGCCTAATGATAACTTCATACCTGAAATATATAGCCAGAAGGTTCAAAAGTTTTTCCGTACGGCTTCGGTTGTTGAAGATATTACAAACACCGACTATGCTGGAGAAATTGAAAATTTTGGTGACACGGTAAGAATTATCAAAGAACCCGTGGTTACTGTAGCTAGTTACACTCGTGGCTCCGTTATCAATACACAAGAACTTGCAGACGATCAAATTACTTTGGTTGTTGACCAAGCAAATGCTTTTGCATTTAAAGTGGATGATATCGAAGAAAGACATTCTCATGTGAATTTTGAGTCTGTTGCATCATCATCTGGTGCATACGCTCTAAAAAATGCATATGATCAGAATATCATTGCTGCGATGTTTAGTGGTGCAGGAACTACAGTTGGATCAGATGGATCTGGACAAGATGTTGGAACGTACGCAGAAGGTACGTCTCTAGCTGGTTCACCTGAAATTGACCCAATTAACGTAATCGCAAATCACGCTAAAAGATTGGACTCTGCTGATGTTCCAATGGAAGGAAGATGGTTTCTAGCAAGCCCTGACTTCTATGAAGAACTAGGTAAAGCCAACAGTAAATTAATGGCTGATACTACTGGAGCCGCTGGACCACTAAGAAATGGTCAAGTGTACAATGGAAAAATCCATAACTTCACTATGTATCAAACTAATAACTTTGCTGCATCAAGCACATCTAACTACTTCAAAGTGCTTTCTGGACACATGTCTTCTACTGCAACTGCTAACCATATTGCAAAAATGGAAGTTGTAAGAGACACAGAATCATTTGCTGATGTTGTTAGAGGCTTACATGTCTTTGGCAGAAAAGTTCTAAGATCAGACGCTTTGATCGCAGAACACATTTTAATTGACTAAGGAGAATAATTATGGCTACATATAATGTGACAGGTCCTGGCGGAACAGCTGGGCACCCATCAAAATTGAGTGCTGGAATTAGGACTCCTTATTTGGTGGAAAATACAATCGATGTCTCAGCAATAAATGGTGACTCTGGAGCAGCACAAAATGATGTTCTAAGAGTACTAGATATTCCTGCTGAAACTCTAGTCTTGGAAGCTGGTATTGAAGTGCTTACTGCACTATCAAGCTCAGTTACACTTGATTTAGGTATCACAGGTGGAGACGTTGATAGATATGTTGACGGAGATACTAACGCTACAGGTTTCTCTGCACCGACAGCTACAGCTAGAACTATAGTTGCAAGTGCAGATACTCTTGACGTATTAGTATTAAGTGCAGCTTCAAGTGCGGGTAAGATCCGTGTTTTTGCTTTACTTTGTGACGTATCTGGTGTTGATGAAGATGATAGAAATACATCTACACAACATGACACAGCAGTGTAATAACTAACTAGAGGGGGGCATTTGCCCCCTTCTTTTAAATGGAAAAATATATGGGAATTATTGATTTAAGAAAAAAAACAAACGCATCAACAGGACAAACAAGAAGAAATCTTGGCGGACAAGCAGCAAGTTTAGAGTCTTTAAAAGAATTAGAAAAAAAAGTATTAGAACAAGATAAAAAATTAGATAAGATATTAGAACTATTAAAGGATTAGTATGAATTACCTACAACTCACAAATGCAGTATTAGCAGAACTTAATGAAGTTCAACTTACTTCATCGACATTTACTAATAGTAGTGGTATTCAAACAACTACTAAAGATGTAGTTAATAAAGCATTACGAGATGTATATTCATCAGAGTTAGAGTGGCCTTGGTTACATAGTGATAAAACTCAAGGAACATTTGCTGGACAAAAAGAATACGATTTACCTACTGATTACAGGTCAGTTGATTTTGAATCTTTTTATTTAGTACCAACAGAATTAGTTACTAATTCTACATTTGATAGTAACATAACTAATTGGTCAACAGTATCGGGATCACCAGCGTATAATTCTGGAGGTAATGGTAGATTAAGATTAAATGCAGCAGCAGCTTCTGCTAGTTTATCTACCGTAAAAAATAGATCTTATAGAGTACAAGTTAGAGTAATGGATACATCATCTAGTGGCTCTAGTTTAAAAGTACAAGTAGGAACATCAGCTGCTGGAACACAAAATTTAAATACTACAGTTACTGTATCAGATTTTGGAGATGGTAAAATATTAGATACTACATTTACAGCAACAGCTTCTACATCTCATATTACATTAGATAATGATGACTCAAATAATTTAGATGTAGATTTTGCAAAAGTATCTGAAGATTTACCACCTAAAAAATTAATATATATAACATATGATGATTACAGAAGAAGATTTTTAACTACTGCACAAACTAATAATAGTGATCATTATGGAACGCCTGATTATGTATTTAGAACACAGGATGATAAGTTTGGTTTATATAGAGTTCCTGATTCAGATGGCTATACTATAAATTATGAATATTGGAAAACTCATTCTGATTTATCTGGTGCTACAGATACACCAGACATACCTGCAAGATTTCATGATGTAGTTGTAGCAAGAGCAAAATATTATATTTATAATCTTAGATCTGATCCACAGTTTACACAGTTTGCTGATAGGGATTATAGAGAAGGTGTTAAAAGAATGAGAATAGAATTAATTAATACACCTACTGAAATGTTAGATACTAGAGTTAATCTAGGATATAATAGAAGAGGTGCTATTAGTGGCTGATACCTCACAGATATCGCCTTTTGTATTTGGCTGTGGAGGAGGGTTAGTTTTAAACAAAGACTCATTTTCATATCAGCCTGGAGAAACAAAAGTATTACAAAACTTTGAGCCAGACGTTAAAGGTGGCTATAAAAAAATATTAGGAACAACTAAGTGGAATTCTAATATTGTACCGCAAGTATCTGCATCAACTGAAAGAGTTGTAATGTCAGCTATATTTGGTAGTTCTGTATTAGCAGGTAGAGGTGGTAGTATACACAGAGCAGCTACTGGATCAGGAAGTTGGACTTCTACTATAACAGGTTTAGGTACACCAACAGATAACTATACATTTAGAAAATTTAATTTTGATGGTACTGATAGAATAGTTATATGTACAGGAACATCAAACCCACAGTTACTAACCTCTGCATTTTCTGCATCAGTTGTTAATGCTAGTGGTACAGCTAATTTTAAATTTGTTGAAATATTTAAGAATCATATATTTTTTGCAGGAGATTCTAGTAATAAACAACAGCTTAGTTTTATGGGTCCGTTTCAAACCAATGATTTTACTTCAGGTAATGGTGGCGGTGTTATTAAAGTAGATACAGAAATAAAAGGCATAAAAGTATTTAGAGATGCACTGTTTATATTTGGACAAGATAAAATATTTAAATTAGTAGGAACATCATTAAGTGATTTTGCAATAGCACCTGTTACAAGAAAAATAGGATGTGTTGATGGTGGGTCTATACAAGAGCTTGGTGGTGATATTATATATTTAGCACCAGATGGTTTAAGAACTATTGCTGGTACAGAAAGAATTGGTGACGTAGAATTAGGAACTATATCTAAACAAATACAACAACGTATTGATGATATAACTTTAGATAATATTACATCTTTAGTTATTAGAAATAAATCACAATATAGATTATTTTATCCAGTAACAACTGGTGCAGAATCAGGATCAAAAGGTATTATAGGAGTAATTAAAACTAATCCAAATACAGGGCAGCTTGGTTATGAGTATGCAGATATAAATGGGTTAAAAGTATCGTCTACTGATTCTGATTTTATAAGTAATACAGAAACTGTTGTTAGTGGTGGGTATGATGGTTATGTATACCAACAAGAATCTGGAAATGAATTTACCAGATCTGCTACAACAGCGTCTATACCAGGAAGATATAGATCTCCTGATTTAACAATGGGAGATCCAGGCATAAGAAAAAATATGCAAAGAGTTATCGTTAACTATACTAACGAAGGTGCAGTGGATGCTAACTTACAAGTTAGATATGATTTTGATGCAAGCACTACACCACAACCTGCATCAGTCCCAATAACAACAGGTAACGTACCTGCATTATATGGAACTGGAGTTTATAATACATCTGTTTATGGACAGTCAGGTATACCACTAGTAAGGCAACACGTTGTGGGTTCAGGGTTTACAGTTGCTTTAAAAGTTACAGACGATAGCACAAACCCCCCAATAAGTTTAAAAGGTTTTGAATTAGAATTTGTCCCAGGAGGAAGAAGATAATGGCAGTATATTCAGCTAGACAAAGCTCATACAGTGATGGCGATACTATTACCGCAGCTCATACTAATGATGAGTTTAATGCGATACTAGCAGCGTTTAATGTATCAACAGGTCACACACACGATGGCAGTACTGCTGGAGATGGTGGGCCTATATCTAAATTATTTAGTAATACACTAACATTTGGTACTAATGCAGATACAGACATAGCAATTACATTTAATGCAAATAGTAATGATGGTGTATTAACATGGAAAGAAGATGAAGATTACTTTGAGTTTTCTGATGATCTGTTAATAGCTAGCACAGAGAAAGTACAATTTAGAGACACAGCAATATATATTCACTCATCTGCAGATGGTCAGCTAGACCTAGTAGCAGATACAGAAATACAGATAGCAGCTACTACAGTAGATATTAATGGTGCAGTAGATGTATCAGGCAATCTATCAGTTGGCGGTAATCTAGACGTTACAGGAACATTTGATCTAAGTGATTCTAACTTTACCAATGCTGGTAATATACAATTAGATTCAATTAGTGGAGACGCAGATACAGACACAAGTATTACATTTAGTGGCTCTGATGTTATTACAGTAGCAGCTGGTGGTGCTAATCAAGTAACATTTACTAATGGTGCAATTGTTCCATCAACAGATAACGATATTGATTTAGGTACAAGTTCTGTAGAATTTAAAGATGCATTCTTTGATGGTACAGTAACAACTGATGCTCTAGTTGCAGATACTGCAGATATTAATGGGGGTACACTTGATGGTGTAACTATTGGTGGGTCTAGTGCAGGTGCCATAACAGGTACAGCAATTACTGGTACTAGCTTTGTTATTGGTTCTGCAAATATTAATGAAGCAGAATTAGAAACTATTGATGGTGTAACTGCAGGAACTGTAGCAGCATCTAAAGCAGTTGTTGTAGATTCTAATAAAGATATTGGATCATTTAGAAACATAACATTAACTGGAGAGTTAGATGCAGGATCATTAGATGTATCAGGTAATGCAGATATTGACGGTACTTTAGAGACAGATGCTTTATCTATTAATGGCACAACAGTAACTTCAACAGCTACAGAACTTAACTTACTTGATGGTGTATCTGGTTTAGTACAAGCAGACTTTACAAAACTAGCTGCAGTTGATGCTACAGCTGCTGAGTTAAATATTGTAGATGGTGGCACATCAGCTACTTCTACTACTGTTGCAGATGCTGATAGAGTTGTCTTAAATGATAACGGCACTATGGTTCAAGTTGCAGTTACAGATTTAGCTGCATACTTTGATGATGAAATTACAGCAATGCCTAATCTTGTTACTACTGCAGCAACAACAGTAGGTGCACTAAATAGTGGATCAATTACTTCAGGATTTGGATCTATAGATAATGGATCATCTGCAATAACAACTACAGGCACAGTTACTTATGGTAGTTTATCAGATGGCTCTATAACTATTACAGCATTTGTTGATGAAGATGATATGAGCAGTAACTCTGCTACATTAGTCCCAACACAGCAATCTGTAAAAGCATATGTAGATACTCAAATTACTGCAGAAGATTTAGATATAACAACTGATAGTGGTACTATTGCAATTGATCTTGATAGTGAAACATTAACTGTTGCTGGTGGTACAGGACTTGCTTCTAGTGCTTCTTCAAATACGGTTACATTAGCAGTAGATGCAGCACAGACAGGCATTACTTCAGTAGTTAATACAAGTTTAGAGATAGGTAGAGATGCAGATAATAGAATTAAATTTGGTACAGACAATCAAATTATCTTTGAAGTATCTGGTGGAGATAATGTAATATTTAAAGCAAGTGGTGAGATTGAGGCATCTAGTTTAGATATATCTGGAGATGCAGATATAGATGGTACTCTTGAAGCTGACGCTGTAACTATTAATGGTACATCTACAGATACTTTATATGCTTCACCAGGCTTTGCAGTAGCGATGGCGATCGCATTATAGTATAAAAAAAGATTGACAAACACACAGGGGAATGTATAATATAATAAAGGACTGTTTTATTTACATTTTTTAATTAATAAGGAGAAAACATGGCACAAGACTTTGAATCAAATGGACAGAGAATTACAAACTCTGCTACTACTATAGTTACAGCTGATAGTGATGACGCTGTAGTAGGTCTTCGTTTTGCTAATATTCTAACAACCACAGCCACATTAGATGTATTTGTATCTGAAGGTGGTTCCACTACAAGATACTTAATAAAAGGTGTAAGTGTGCCAGCTAGTTCATCAATTGAAGTAGTTCAAGGTGGTTCTAAAGTAGTATTACAAAGTGGAGATGTATTAAAGGCACAAGCTGGAACAGCTGATGCATTTGATTGTTGGCTAAGTAGAGTAGATACAATTAGTTCTTAAGGAGAATAATATGGCATATCAAGAAGAAGTAGGGGGTCCACTATTTATAGGTTCAGGCGGACCTGCATCTGAGGTAATACCTGAACATGATGCAATAGTAGACGTAAATCAAGTGGTTGGACATGCAGTGCTTGCAGGACCAATTACATTTAACGCTATAGTAACTATTACAGGCGTAGTGGCGGTTATATGAGTACAGAGATAGATGGCGTTAACGGTATAATTAAAAACACCACAAGTGATGGTGATATAACTATTAAAGGTAATGATGGAGGTAGTGAAGTATCTGCATTAATACTTGACATGTCAGATGCTGGCACAGCTACTTTTAATCACGATGTAAAACTAGGTGACAATTCAAAAGCTTTGTTTGGAGCAGGATCAGATTTACAAATTTATCACGATGGTTCTAACTCATACATAGATGACAATGGTACAGGTGATTTTGATATTAGGTCTAATGGAGATAAAATTACATTAAAAAGAGTAGCTGATGGACACGAGGGGCTTAGATATACATTAGGTGGTTCTTTATTAATAAAACATAATAATAGTACAAAATTAGAAACCACTTCTACTGGTGTTGACATTACAGGTGCATTCACTGCAACGGCAGCTTCTACAATTACAACTGCTGACAACACAGACACACTATCATTAGTATCAACTGATGCTGATGCTAATGCTGGACCAGTTTTAAATTTATTTAGAAACTCAGGCAGTCCTGCTGATGGTGACGTAATTGGTAGAATTAGATTTGATGCAGATGATGATGGTGGAAATGTAACATCTTTTGTTACTTTAGAAGCAGGAATACAAGATGCTTCAAATGGATCAGAAGATACTTTTATAGATTTAAAATCTTTTGTTGCTGGTACTGAAAGAAACAGATTAAAAATCAATGCAACAGAAGCTGTCTTTAATGAAGATTCAGTAGACCTAGACTTCCGAGTAGAATCTAATGGTGTTGGTCATATGCTATTCGTTGATGGTGGTAATGATAGAGTAGGAATAGCTTATTCAGTTCCTGTTTCAACATTAACAGTTGGAGGTCAAATCACAGCCACAGCTGGTGCGGTTTCTGCTCCAACTTATTCGTTTCATAGCGATACTAATACAGGAATGACTAGACCAACAACTGACACACTTACGTTAGTTACTGCTGGTACTGAAAAAATTAGAATTACAGATGGTGGTAAAGTTGGTATTTTGGAATCATCACCTGATGTTTCTGATGGTGGACTTTGCATAAATCAAGGAGCGAGTGATAGTAACATCTTAAGTTTAAAATCTTCTGATATTGCACATGGAATGACTGCCATAGCTGAAACAGATACTTATGTTAAAATGTTAAAAAATAGCGATGGTGGTGGTGCTTTAAATTTAACAACGCTATCAGAAACTGCTACTGCATTCAGGCATGTAGCCTGTGCAACTGGATCAAATACAGCAG